CTAAGATCTCTAACAAAACCGAAAAAGGTAAATGGTTAAATGGTTTTGTTAAAAAGTTTTTTGTTGCTGGTAATCACAATTTTAGATTTTCTACTGCAAAAAATTATATCCACTTACAGACTACTCACTTCAATATAAATAATACTAAGTATGCTCTTGTTAATTTTTTCAAAAATATAAAAAAATTAAAGCAGCATCATTTTGAGAACCAGGTGTTTAGTTCTTATATAGTTTATCAACAAACCAAGGAGGCTGCTTAATGTTAGAAATAACTAGAATTGCTACAGACAATTTAAAGAAAACTTATTTTGTTAATGGCTTGGGTAGTTATCTTGTTTGCAAATATAATGATGATGACTTTTATGTAATTTATAAAAAAACAACTAAAAATTATCTTACCAATTTAACTTTTAAAACTTTGGATGATGCTTTACAAAATTTACATGACAGAATGATAGATCATTCTGTTTATTCTGATTTATGTAAAGATAAACATGGTACTAGAGCTGCTTGTACTTCAGAAGATGTTGATACCTTTAGATATGGAACAGATGAACAAATCAAAAAACTAATGGAGGCTGCTTAATGACGTTTGTTTTTAAACACCCAAAAAAATATATCAAACCAACCAAGGAGAAAAAAACTGGGGTCGTGTATAACACGGCTCCAGATCCAGTTACTAAAATTACTGAATTTGAAATTGATAAACCAGTAGAAGGTAAAACGTATGCTCTTACTGGAACTAAAGATGACAAATGTATTTTAAATGGCAACACTTGGAAGGAAAGCGAAGTAAAGGAGGATAAATAATTGAAGATACATATCTTAAAAGTAGATAGATCCGATGGTAAAAAACTTGTGGTCCAGGCTATCCATGATGGCAAAAAACAAAATATCGAAACATTTGAAACTAACGAAAAAACTAAAGCTAAACATTTAAAGAAAAAACTTGAGGCTATGGATCCTAATAAATTGATAAGTCAAAATATTACATTTGATGTAGCGCTCCATGATTTTAAGAAGTTTATTTTAAACAATGAACTTATTACTGAAGAGACTAGATTGTTAAATGTTGGCTATATAACCAACCATATCCAGCCATATATTGATGAGACTTGTCTGGACCAGTATAACCTGGGTATATTCAAAGAGAAGTTTATACCGCGTTTATTAAAGAGTAAAAGAATACAAGTTAAGTTCGATCATAATGGTCAATACACTAGAAAGAGAACTGATAAAGTAATTGGTAAAAAAACAGTAAAAGAAACTGTTGGTCAATTTAAAAGTTTTATAAGATTTTGCCAGGATCGTGATTGGTACATAGATCCTAAGATCTTAAATTTTAAGTTTCCTAAGACTTTCTTTCAAGACAAAGCAGTAGATGTTTGGATGCCAAATACCCAGGATCTACTTAAAATTATTAATGCAGAAAAAGATATAAAGCTAAGATGTTTGTATCAATTAGCAGCTGAAACAGGTGGTAGATTAAACGAAGTATTAGCTCTAACTTATGAAGATGTTGATAAAGATGCTATTCACTTTAGACATAGCGTAGGTAAATGGAACCAGTTTAGACCAGACTTTTTAAAAACTGGCAGCTCAAGACGTAGAGTGGAGATCTCCCCTAACCTATCTCAATTACTTCAATCATGGATGCAGCACCAGGTATTACCAAAAAAAGCTGGTAAATATAAAAAGGTATTTAACCTTACTAAGAAAACAGCAACTAAAAAAATTAAGTTGTCTGCTAAAAAACTTGGTATCAAATGGTATGGTGGTTTTGCTCCATTTAGAAAATTTAGTTATTCTTATCTAAGAGATCAGAAAGTTTTTACTGATAAACAAATCTTAGGTAGATACGGCTGGACTAACTTTAAAACTCCAGACCGATGGTATTACAGAGATCTGGATACCAATAAACAGGAAAGATTTGCCGCAATCAATAACTTACTAACGGAGGAATAATGGCAGCATTACCTATAAAATGTGAAATAAAAACCTGGCAGGAATTACTTAAGATCCAGGGAAAGATGGCAAAATTTATGTTTGCTATGAGATATGTGGGTCGTATTAAAACACCGCAAATTAAAATTGCGAAAATAATTGGAACGACCTTCCAGCAAGTACAGAAGGTAGAAAAAACTGAAAACGGCATGAGCGCAGATAAGTTTTTATATCTATGTAAACAAAAGAAGTGGAATATAAATGATGTTCTTGACAAGGAACCAGAAGAACTTTTGACAGATATTAAAAAAGAATATCACAAAAAAGTCTTACATCATTTTAAAGTTGTAGATGCTAATATTGAAAAAGAAAAACAGCTGCAGCTAAGATATAGAGGATCTTTACCAATTCTTGAAAAAGAATTAAGTTCAGCAAGTGGAGTTTAAAATAAAAAAAGGCGGGGATGATCTCCCCGCTTAAATTCAAACACACTCTGAAACACACTCTGATGGAAAATAATCGTTTACTATCGCGCTATAAGTGGTCGGAGTGGCAGGATTCGAACCTATAGATTAAATCCACCAAACGCCTTGATTTATAATACTTCTTCTACAAATTGTATAACAAAAGTTTCTAATTATCCCAATGAAATAAGCCTTATTTTATAAGAGATATATCAGCGTGAGTTATCGTTCACACTCTGGATACACTCTCGTTTTTGACTATTTTTTTCTTAAGCAGCCACATCTTTTACATCTGTTGCCAGACATATTGTTGATGTTGCACTTACAATTATTTGAACCAAACAAGATATAAACTATCCAACTAGCAACTTTATCTGCTGCTAAAAACATTCCTAAAAAAAACTTATCTATCATAATTACTTACTCGTTAATCTATCCATGTGATTATAAATTCTGCCAATTTGTTTATCGATTGACATGATCTCTTCTGTCAGCATACCTAAGTGAACCTGCAGCTCTACGATTGTCATTAAAACGTAAGAAGATAAACCAAGTAAAATAGTACCTAATAATGGTAATACCCATTGATGTTTTTTCATTGGTGTTATCTCCCTTGACCCTTGTAACGCGTCATTTTCTTTTGACGTTTTTCTTGTTTATTTTTTGATTTTTTATGTGCGCCTGGTCCACGCTTCTTAGGTTTATCCCTTGGTATGAAGTGTGTAAACTTCTGCTTAGCCATTACTTTTTCTTACGATCAAGTACGGATTTCGTAACCTTACTTCCAAAGCTGGCAGTAAATACAATAATTACCAAGTACCATACGCTGTCTGGCAAGTCGTTTATTATAGATACCCACTCTCTAAAGTTCTCTCTAGTAGATGGGAACCAACCTGTACTTAGCATACCAATAAGCCAAAACATTAATACCTCATCCTTGATAGAGTTATCCTGGCTTTTGATACGAGCTAAATCTGTATCCTTTGCTGCTTCAATTTCGGCAGCTCTAACTGTTTTAACTTTCTCAGCTCTATGCTTTAGATATTCAGAGCCTTTATTTAAAACCATTTTTGTTAATGGATTTTTTAAAATACTTAAAAACTGTATCATGCGCAGCTCCTCATAAGCTCAGCTAGATCTTCACATCTTGCAGTTGTTTGCTTATGCCAATTACTGTCGATCATTTCGTCAGCTGCAGCATTGTAATCTCCAGCCTCGATACCTTCCCACATTCTCTTAAATTTCATTACTCTTGGTTTACCCAGTTGGAAACACATTTCACAAACAATACCTTTAACTGTTTCTGGTACGTCTAACCCTTCAAGTAATTCTTCTGCAGATGTAAGAGCAATTTTAAAATCACTTTCAAAGACAGCATCAAGCTCTTCTTTAGAATACTCAACACCCTCAACAAAGTTATCGGTATCCAATACGAGATGACCATAACCGATTGTAGCAAAACCAAGGCTATCGGAATACACAGTACGCCTAAACCCTTCATGCTGCTTAATTCTTTCTTTAATATCTTCCATAAAATCCTATAACTTCTTCGGATCAAAATTAAGTATTTTGACACCTAGTTTCTGTTGTTCGGCAGTTCGACCACGGCTAATCTTCCAACCATTAGCTCTGTAGTTTTGTGTTTTAACATCATAAGCAACGTACTCCCCTGTCTTTACGTTAAGCGTTAAAATATCGATTGGTCCAGTACCTCCAGCTGGTACGAAAACTATGAGATCTGGATCTTTAGCAAACTGAGATGCTGCTAATAATTCGTTGGA